GCCACAACTGCCTTACCTGACCGGACACGGGCCTTGCGCCGCCTGGCGCAACCAGAACTAAGCTGATTTTTTAAGAGCCTTAGCCTGTTTGGCTATTTGCTTCTTTGCTGTTTGAAGTGCTTTTTTAGAAGCACCAAAATATTGTTTCATAGCAAGCAGCTGGTCTTCAAGTCTTTCAATTTTAGAATGTAATTGCTCAAACAACTGGCTGGCAAGCACGCTGTCTGATATAGCGTCAGCTACATGAACAAACCTTGGTGGTTGTTCTTCGTCTGACTTGACACTCACGAAAGCATTGATGTGCTTTTCTTCGTGATGTTCTATCGTTACCTTGGCACGCACAATTATCATGTTGGCTTGATGGAGACGCCACTTGAAAGCGGCTTCCCCATCGTCCCAATCAAAATATGTATGCAAAGGATTTCTCTTTTTAGAGGCTTCTTTCAGAACATTCTTGGCAGTTAGTTCACCATATTTGTTCTTGATATTAAGAAGCTCTGCATAAATATTATCCATAGTTACTCCATTGAGAAGGTACCAAATGTACCGTTCTTTTCTGGTCGCCACTCACCAACACCCACAGTTTGACCACCGTGGTTGAGCAAGTTAGCTATCTGATCAGGTGTTATCCTGTCAGCATCAAACCTGATAAGCAAGTCAGCAGACCAGTTTCTAAATTCTGGTCTGAACCTCAAGTCCTTACCAGTTTTAACATTGACCGGATCTTTACGTAAGATCGGCTTTTTACTTTTCAGTTGCACACACTCACCGTCTGGTGCTGTTGGCAACACGAAAAATAAAGTTCTTGCATCGGTCATGGGTAGACCAACCGCTTTTGCGGCCCTCACTGCGCACTGCTTGAAAGCAGAAGCAGGAAAACCAAAAGTACCGTCTTCCTGCTCGTAAGCAGATTTCAAGTACTCTTTTTTAGGATCGATAGCGGTACGAGCGGCATTGACCTTAGTCTTTTTACCAGACCTTACCTCTTCCATCTCTTTGATTACCGTTTCCTTCATTTTATTTTGAATTAACGGTGTTAACCCAACAGCCCTCAAATTTACAGTTTGAAAGTTGGGTGCTTTTATCAATATTTGTTGAGCCATAATTACCTCCTTGTGTAGACATACAACTAATAAATACAAAAAAGTAGCTCGCGAATAAACACGAGCTACCTAGTTTACAATTACGCAGCGTCAAAAACACTTTTAGTATGCTCAACTGTGGCGCGATTGAGATCGCTTGCCACCTTGTGGGATACATTGACTGCATTCTTGTAGTTCCACTCAGCCAAACGTTGCTGACGTCTCTCGACCTCAGTCTGTACTCGTTTGTGATTGAGTGCAATGTCGGACAGACCAAAGTCTTCACCAATCATCTCAACCGCGGCGGATAACATCCTTGCCTTACGACCTAGACCGAACATTTTATCTTCACGCTCTATGAGCCATGTCGGTAGTTCTTCGTTTTGGTTGAGCGCCTCTGAATCCTCATGGTATTCATAAGCAATGGACGAGAACTCTGCCCATGTCCTTGTAGTCAACTGCAGAAAGTTGATGCCTGTTGACTGGGGGTCAATCTCAAGCAATGGCTTGACACCATCAACTACCTGTGCGACTTGGCTTAGAAAGTAATCAGTCTCTTTCTTCACCTGATCTTCATCTTTTGACATGAAAGACATTGGTGTGTTTTTCTTGTCACTGAAGACCTGCATAATACCCTCAACTCTTTTAGGGTTGAAAGTAGGTTTACCCTCTGCATCGAGAGAATATCTTCTGTAATAGTAATCTGGCAGAGAGATTGATACTGGAGCATTACGCTCCTCAACTCCTACAGGATCCGCAATCGTATCCTCTTGCCATGCACTATCTGGCGTTTTTTGTGGTGGCAACAGTTCACCTGTCTCACCATTTGCCATATCGACTACCTGCACTTGATCTGCAGGATCGAAATGGTCTGCGCTTGCGCTACTTTTCTTGGCCATCACTACCTCCTTGTGGCTTAAAATAGTTAACTACTCTGATGAACTCTTTAATCTGCTCACCAGAACTTACATACTCAGCTCGCATTCTTACTTCTGCTCGCTCAGCTTTTTTCAATACCTTTTCAGGTACATGAACTTCTTCAATACACATAAAAACCTCCTATTTATGTTTACTTACTATAGAAACAGCTGTCGCGGGACGCGACCAGCTGGCTACTTATACATTAGTGAGCCAACATGGGAGCCGATGTAATGAACGCCCGACGGCTGAGAGAACGTAAGCCGCGCAGCGGCTGTCAGTGATCTCGGCGCAGCCGAGCTCGAAGCGGGCGGGGCGCTCATTACACGGGTGTGAGAAGCAAGCAAGCAAGGGTCCCTGCTATAAAAAATAAAGAGCCAATCGCTTGCGATTGACCTTATAAAAAGAAATAAAAAGTGGGGGACTTTTTCATTTCCCCCGTGGATGTTCGGTCATCAACCTTCCGAGCTTTCGACACCTTCGGATAGCGTGCCAAGCTATTAGCTAGCTTGGGCTTGGGCGTCAACTGACACATCCAACTCTGGTTGAGATGCGGCTTGTGCTGGCGCTTTATCGGCTACATAAAATGTGTAGTCAAACTCTTCTCCAAGACGCTTGAATGTGAATGAACCATTCTTGACGTTGAAGTATGCGTAGTCAAAGAGTTGATCCATAGGAAGAGTAGCTGGTTGCCCCTCTACATCTTTGTTAGGATTTCTCCTTGTTGCATTCGCTCTAACATTACCACCTTCGGTAGTGTTGAGTATTTTGCCATCTCTGGCGGACAAAGTAATATTTACTTCTTTCATAATTACCTCCTAGGTAAAATAATTACATCTAACAAACCATTCATTAGACTTACTTACTATAAAAACGCTCACATCAGGATGATGTGGGCGAAAAATCTGGTTCCACTGGTTCCGCTTGGTTCCACGACTCATGGAACACAAATAACCCAGTAAAAGCAGGCGTTCTAGACTCTGGTTCCACTGGTTCCACTAAAAAAGGTTAGTTAACAAAGCATAATGGTCCACGGTCGATGGACGCTTTTATATCTTACGCTTTGTTCCACGTGGAACACTGGAACCAACAAGCACTCAACTCGTGCTCATGCCTTTATCCGTATGCACTCAGCATGGTTCCACGAAGTGGTTCCACATCGGCATATGTCCGTGGAACCAAAGGAACCAAAATGCTGAAGCATACTTGAACGCGATTTAAGATGATTTGCCCTTAAATCGCTGATGATAGTAGGCAGGCATGACAGTATATATAAATAAAAGAAAGGGCCAACTCAGGATGAATCAGCCCCAGAGGTTACTTTATAGTTCCATTTCCATTTGGATGGGTTTCTCTCTCTTTTCAGATTGAGTTTCTACATTAGTAGGTGATAGTACTTCGGGTTCTTTATCTTTGAACGCTGAAGCGTATCCTTTTGCTAGACTCTTTGCTGAGCCAGCTCCCACTTTGATTGTCGCTTTTGTTATGTGGCCTGCGACACTGCCAACTAATTCTAAGATATTCATAAGTCCTCCTATAGACTATAATTAATACAATCTTACTATGAGACAGTGACCGAGTTTGCGAGGGCGCTGTAAATTAGATACAAGGTTCCAAGAGTTGAAATGTAAATGTGTAAACGTGAACTGGATCGGGGTCGGGGGTGGGTGTCTGATGATAGTAGGAGAAGATGAGAGAGCGATATAAATAATATTTTTTCAAAAAAAATTTTCCACAAAAAATTTACAAGATATGCACTATTATGTTATTTTTAGCAAATGAGCTTAGTCCAAAATGAAGCCATCGAAGTAACAGAACAAGAAAGAGTTGAACTTCAATCGCACTTTCCGTACGCAGGTGTAAAACTGTCCGAGCTTTCTGTCCAAGAAGAAAGACTAATTTTATTTTATATAAGAGGTATGAGCAAAGCAGCCGCCGGCCGTGCAGCGGGGTACCAGAACCTAGACCACGTGTACGAAGTTTTTAAAAAACCTAAAGTATCACAAGCAGTAGAGTATTTAAGACAAGAAATGCGAGAAGAGGTAAAGTTCGACAGAAATACTGCGACCACTATGTACTTAGAAGCGCATCGTAAATCAGCAAATGCTACCGAAGAAAAAAATGTAGTAGATTCTTTATGCAAGCTCCACGGTCTATTTGCACCAGAAAATGCAACGCAAGTTAATATAAATGTAGACAAAATAGAAAAGTTAGAAAGATTACCAGACTCTGAACTACTTAGAATAGCCGGAGTAGACTCGTCACACTTAGAACCACAAGGAGATACTAATGACTAGTAAATATGAAATGGCTGCTAGAGCCAGAAAGAAAAAACGTAAAAAGAAAAGTTTTCCAGATTTAAATAAAGATGGAAAAGTAACATACGCTGATGTTCTTATGGGCAGAGGCGTTAAGAGAAAAAAATAATGCACGGTAAAGGAATAAACGCGCCGCAACCTGATATGAAAAAGTTTGCGAAGAAAATGAACAAGTATGGTCGCATACCTAAAAAAGGAGGTAGTTATGCCGGGAAAAAGAAAAAGTAGTAAAAGAAAAACTACTAAACGTAAGGGTGCAACACCTACGAACCCAGCATTATACGCAAGGGTAAAAGCCGAAGCTAAACGAAAGTTTAAGGTGTACCCAAGTGCATATGCTAATGGATGGTTAGTAAGAACTTATAAAAAACGCGGCGGCGGGTATAGATAATGGCTAAGCCTACCGGCGGTCTCACTGCGTGGTTCGGTAAGGGCCCCAAAGGAGATTGGGTAGATATTGGCGCCCCAAAG